TTTTTTCTGAGCAATCTTGGCATCCAACTAAATCAAGAAAACTAGTTCGTTTCCGTAATAAAGAAGAATCTTACTTCAAGTATATTGACATGAAGTATTATAGAAAAGTAAATGGGGAAAAAAGAGAAGTTTATGGACCAACAAAGTATTATAGATTCACATCTCCAGTTGCAGTTATTCGTGAACCAACTTCGAGTGAAAAATCAAATGGTCTTATGACTCGATATTTTCTATTCAAGAGAAATGAACTCTCTTCAAAATCACCGATAGAAATAGATAAAATCCAAGCAGATACATATGATTTGTCAAACGATGGTATAAATCAGTATTTATATGTCCTTTCAGAAATACCTTGGAAAATAGAAGGTCCTGAATTTGATATAGTTGAGAATGGTATTATAAAAGTACCTGGCGTTGTAAATACAAACAGAAGAATTATTGATAGATTCTCGAAAAAATTTCCTATATTGAGGAAAGTTCTGACTAATGTTAGAGAGTTTTCTATTTACAACACAAACAACGCGTTCTAAAATATGTATCAAGATACCCCATGTATCTGTATTCCATTCTTTTCAAACAATAACTTCCATTCATCAGAATCGGAGGTAGTTGGATTATATTTGTACTTTACTGACGGAACAACCGAATTAGTAAACTTTACACATCCTGATTCACGTATTTCTGAAAAAACATTAGAATCAATAAAGTTTCATCCAAATTCACTTGTTCTAAATAAGAAAGGTATGTTATATCATGGTTTTGATAGCGGTATTGACCTAAACTCATATCTTCATTACTATATTCACGATCATGCAAATATACAAGAATTCTACACAAGCGTGATGGAGAATTTTTACTCTCGATATTACACTTCAAAGAAGTTGACCAAGATAATTCCACTATCAAAGTTGATTGAGTTTGCCGAGAATATCATTCTTTTTACTCTCCCATACTATAAACCGGAAAAGATTTCCAAAGAATGTATAGACTACTGTGAAGACTTTATAAATACATTCAAGTTTATAGAGTCGAATGAAATTCCTGTTGGTGACGAAATGAAGAAACAAAACTATATGTGGTACACCGCGACTTCTCGTCCAAGTAATTCATGGAACAACTTCAACTTCTCTGCTTTGAATAAAAATGATGGTACACGTAATAAGATTCATTCTAGATTTGAAAACGGGAAGATAGTTCAGTTTGACTATGATGCTTTTCACATCAAACTACTGGCAAAAATTCTTGATTATAAGTTTACCAAACATCCATACGAAGAAATAAAAGAAGAGTTGGGACTTGATATTCCGTATGATGAAGTAAAGTCGAGAGTATTCCAAAACATATATGGAACAATTACAGACCAATTCATACAACATCCGTTCTTCCAAAGAGTTCAGGCAATGATTGATGAGTTGTATCAAGAGTATGTTGATAAGGAATATACTGAATCATATTTTTACCATAAGAGATTCCGTGAAATAGAAAATGCAACACCAAATAAGGTGTTCAATTACTTTCTACAATCATTAGAGACTGAATACAATGTCCGTAAATTAAAAACGATTCTACCTCTATTACAGGACAAAAGAACGGTATTGTGTATGTATCTGTATGATGCGTTCATATTTGACGTTCCACCCGATGAAAGAGAATTGATACCACAACTAAAACGTGCATTTGAAACAGATGATATGACGACTAAATGCTCTATTGGTAGTGATTTTGGTAGTATAACTCCATATTTATAGTCATATACTATTATAGGAATATTCAAATGATAGACATTATAGAAGATATTGTAAATGAATGGTCAAAGAAGATACCATCGGGAATAATTGATTTAGAAAACGAATCGCATATGTATGAACTTTTAGAGGTTTTGAATCGCAAGATTGATAACCCGCAAATCGTAAAGGCAGTAATGGAAAATATTCGGGAACAAACGAGAGAGAGGTATTGAAGACACAATTAGTATGCACCTTTGTGAAAAAATATGAGATAGATGAAAAATTAGATGATATAAAAAATGAGTTCAGAGTTCTGAATAACAAAGTATTTCTTTTGAAATCACAAGACTTGGTAAATGAACTTATCCTATCTTACAACGTTCTTTTAGATTCACATAAAGACTTTTTACCAGGTTCAATTTTGGTTCATCGTAAAAAGGAAAGTAATACAATTTATACTATCAACGCACTCAATGAGTTGATTATGAATTTGAATAACGGAGTTCTCGATAAGACATACCCAATAGAGTGGGAAACTTACAGAGATATTATGATGTTGAAGAAGCCAGAAGGACTGAAGATAATCAAGATTGAATTGATACGAGTCTATTCAATATAAAAATCCAACCACCTTATATTTATGTTATATGGTGTTTTCTGTTTAGAGTATTATTATGAATGAAATTCAACTTATAAAAGAAACAAACGAAATTATAGAGTCAATCCGAAAAGAATTCGCTTCCATTCGTGAAGCCGAAGGATTTGAGGGTGTGTTCTCTGATATTAGTAAACAACTAAAAGATATTTCAATGTTGCCTAATAGCACAATTGATGTCTCCAAATACAAAGAACAGGAAATTGTTCAGACTCTAAAAAAACTTGGGTATGAATACAAGAAACCATATGGTAATAAACTTCACTTCTTCAACAAAAAAACAAGTATAAGTGTCTACCTTGATAAATCGAAGGGTATGATAACACCGATACCATAAGAGGAAATTATGAAACGTATAAACGAAGCAACATTACTTTCAACTGGAAACGCAACATCACTAATGGTATTTATTGATTTGGCTATGGTTGTTGAAAAACAACGTGGTATGTTGCCAATAGCCTTTCCAAAATTAGGAAATAAGGGAATCAATAAGATGTTGAGAGGGTTTGCCTCCAATGAAACTTATTCGGATAAAAAAGAACAACTCCTCGGTATTTCAGAAAGATTTTACAACAACGGTCCTATCAAGGCATTGTATAAAACACTCGCATTCCTCTCATCACAACCAACAAAACCAGAAGAATCTGATAAAAGAATTGGAGATGTAAACCGTGTTCTCTCTAAAATTGAAAGAATGATAAACGGTAAACTAACAGACGAAGAACGTGAAATGTTTTCCCAAATGGAAGATAGTCTTGATAATTTTAGTGACGGTCTGAACTCAAATCTAAATTCTTCATTGGAATCTTCAGTTGGTCAAGAAGAACCATCTCCAGAAGAGAAGCCAGAAGAAAAACCAAAGGAAGAACCGAAACCAGAGGAGAAACCTAAAGAAACTCCAAAGCCGGAAGAAAAACCAAAGGAAGAACCAAAGCCAGAAGAAAAACCAAAGGAAGAACCAAAGCCAGAAGAAAAACCAAAGGAAGAACCAAAGCCAGAAGAAAAACCAAAGGAAGAACCAAAGCCAGAAGAAAAACCAAAAGAAAAGACGGAAGAACAATTCAGAAGTCTAATAAAAAGACTTGTTCGGGAATCTTTAAAAGAATTTCAAAAATAATTTTGGAAATCTGTAACTTTTTTCGTAGATTAGGATTCCTGTAAAAACAATTCTATCAAAGGAGATAATATGAAGACAACACTACTTTCACTCATCACAGTTCTTGGACTTATGTCAATCGTCGGTTGCTCAAATACAGAAACAGGTCCAACAGAGCCAGATGCGATTTATACAACGATGGTTGCTAATCCAGATGGAACCGTATCAGAACAAGTGGCGGAAAGACCAAAGCCAGATAACGGTAAGAAGGTTACACCAAGTCCATTTGCTGACCTACTTCGTCTTTTAAATCTCACACCAGAACAAAAACCACTCGTAGAAAGATTACTTGTACAACACAAACAATGTACACAATCTTGTATCGAAACACTCAAGACAGCTGAACGTGAAATTCTTATGAACGCAAGAATAGAAGAGAAGAAAATCAAGGATGCAGTAAAGGCCGGTACAATCACAAAAGAAGTCGCAAGACGTGAATTGGCTCAACTCAAGAAATCAACACAAGAAAGACTAAAAGCACTTCCAAGAGAAAAGGTTCGTGAATGTCTACAAGGGTGTGATACACAATTCCTAAACTCACTCAAAGAAATTCTTACACCTGAACAGAAGATTATACTTGAAAAGTGGATTGCCTCTCGTCAAAAGAGAGGAACCACAGACGATAAGAATCCAAAGGGTCGGGGTTAATTCCCTGACCCTTTTGGGTTTTTATCAACACCTATTGACTATTGACATTTAATTTCGTATATTAGTATTACAAACTAACAATTGACCTGATAACAGTTATCAGTTCACAATTATCATTTAACTTTTAGGAGTACCTATATGGCAATCAATCTTGATGCTATCCGCAACCGTTTGAACAATCTGAAGAATGCGAACAACCGCACTTCAAATATTTGGAAGCCAGAACCAGGCGAACACCAAATCCGAATTGTTCCTTATGCACACAACCGAGAAAATCCTTTCATCGAGTTGTTCTTCCACTACAATCTTATTAAGAAGTCCGTAGTTTCACCACAGTCATTTGGTCGTCCTGACCCAATCGTTGAGTTTGCAGAGAAGTTGAAGCAAACAGGTTCAAAGGAAGATTGGTTGATGGGCCGTAAGTTGGAACCAAAGATGCGAACATATGTTCCTGTTATCGTTCGTGGTCAAGAAAATGAAGGTGTAAAGTTTTGGGGATTCGGTAAGCAACTTTACCAAGAAATCCTTTCCTTTATCGCAGATCCTGACTACGGTGATATTACAGATCTGAAGGAAGGTCGTGATGTTGTAGTAACTGTAAAGTCGGCAGAAGAAGCTGGTAAGAACTTTGCAGAAACAACAATCCGTATCAAGCCAAAGCAAACACCGGCAACAGACAATCCTGACGTTATCGAGAAGATTAAGGAACAACCTTCAATCACAGAACTTTATCCAGAACCAACATATCAAGAGCTAAAGTCATATCTTCAGTCTTGGTTGGGTGAAGCTGAATCACAAAGTGAAGAAGTTGAATACAAGAAGCCAGCTGAAGCCCCAAAGCAAACAGTAACAAAGACAGAAGTTGAAGACGCATTTGACGACCTATTCAACTAATAGGAGTCAATCATGGCAAAAAACAAAATGGAACTCACCGATGAACTCGGTGGGGTGATTGCTGAAACTATCAACAAGCAATTCAAATCTCAAAATCTCAAAACGGCTTACTTCTTGGAAGGTGACGATGATGCACCAACCATAGTGAAGGAATGGGTATCTACTGGGTCAACTATCCTTGACCTTGCCATCTCAAACAGAAAGAATGGTGGATTTCCCGTTGGTCGTGTTTGTGAAATAACAGGGTTGGAACAGAGCGGTAAGTCACTACTTGCCGCTCACACCCTACTCAACACTCAAAAGAAGGGTGGTCTTGCTGTCTACATTGACACAGAAAATGCCCTTTCAACAGAGTTTCTTTCAGCCATCGGTCTCAATCTAAAAGAGATGTTATACATCCCACTTGAAACGGTGGAAGACATCTTTGAAACGGTAGAGACAATCATTGAGAAGGTTCGTTCATCAGATAAGAACCGACTTGTGACTATCGTTGTTGACTCTATTGCAGGAGCTTCAACAAAGACAGAGATGGCGGCTGACTTTGATAAGGATGGTTATGCAACTGCAAAGGCACTCATCATCTCAAAGGCGATGAGAAAGATTACGAACTTGATTGGTCGTGAACGTATCTGCCTTATCTTTACAAACCAACTTCGTCAAAAGTTGAATGCACCGGCTTTCTCTGACCCGTGGACTACTCCTGGTGGTAAGGGAATTCCATTCCACGCCTCGGTACGAATCCGTCTATCATCCATCGGTGCCATCAAGGCAAAGGTGAACGGACAAGATACAATCGTGGGTTCACGAGTAAAGGCAAAGCTCGTAAAAAATCGTTGCGGGCCCCCTTTAAGAGAGGCTGAATATGCCGTCTATTTTGATAGCGGTATAGATGATTATGGTTCTTGGTTGGAAACAATGAAGGATTATAATCTGGTGAGACAAAGCGGTGCTTGGTATGAATGGACAGACCAAACAACAGGAGAGATTATCAAGTTCCAAAGTAAGGACTTTGTATCAAAGATAATCAGTAACCCTGAATACAAAGAAGTGGTCTACGATTCCATCGCCGAAAAGGTGGTGATGCAATACCAGAAAACAGATGAAGTCAGAATTGATGATGTATCAATTACGGACGAACCGCTGTTAGACGAGGTTTGATTTAGTATGGGGTGAAGAAAAAAATCTTCACCCCATATTTATATCATATAAACCAAAGTATTTTTTTTGGAGTAAAAAATGAAAGACCTGATACAAGAAGGTAGGCGAATACAAGAAACATTCAAGAAAACTGTTGCAAAAGATAAAATTAACGAAGGTTTTCTTTATAATATGCTCAATAAGATCGAAACAAAGTTGGATACAACTGGTGGACATCTAGGAATACTGGCAGCCTCGACCCTAATAGGAGCTTCGACTCCTTTGTCTATTCCAGTGGCGGTAGGAATCTTGACGGCGGGTATGCGATTCGGTGATATTATGGCGTTCTTTGAAAAATACCTGTCAAATAAACACTATGATAAAGATATAAAGCCAGTTTTTGACAAATGTATCTCACAGATTGTGAAAAACACGGAGGTGCAACGTCTTTTGAAAATGTTAATGACATTGACTCAGCAACGTAGTGCCAATCGAAATACGAGTGAATACGCAAAAATTCAATCCGAAATAGAAACTATTGGAAAAAAATTAGATGGCATCATTCAAACATCGGTATCTAAAACATTGGACGACCCATCTATGATACCATTGTTGAGAAAGATGGCTGCGAACCGCGATTCATTCAAAGGCAACATACGGGGGAGTGGACGTTCTTCTCCAAGCAAAGATTATTCCGATCAAGAACTAAAAGATTGGGTAAAAAGACGTATAACATTTTACATGACAGCATACCCAGAAGAATATACTACACTACAAAATGACGCAAAAGAAATGACAGAATCTATCCGTCTAGGCAACTAATTGGTGTCAGTACACACATTCAAAAACAAATGTGATTAAATAACAAAGGGGAACTTCGGTTCCCTTTTTCATTTGGAAATCTCCCGAAAATTTGTTATTTTTTTTTGTGTACCATATTTATATCATATAACCAAAGTATTTTTTTTGGAGTCCAAAATGAAATTATCAAGTAGAAAAGAACTTCTGAAAGAATCAGAAATGAAACTTACAGAAATCAGAAAATCACTAAATGAAGCTGCTGTTCCACAACGTGATGTTGAAAAAGTAAAACATTGGATGGAAGATGCCATTGCAATTGTAATTCATGAAGATTTGCTCGAAAAGTATGATGATGACGTTGAAAATTTCTTCCGCTATCTTGAAATACAACACGGCGCGCCGCCAAAGGATGCAAAGAAGTTTGCAAAAGCTGCTGATGAGTCAATCTATCCATTACGTCTTGTAATTTCAAACGTAAAGGCGACTATTCGTGAACTCAAACAATTGGAATCGGTACTTCCTGAAATTGAAAGAATTATCAGGGCAGTTGAATCTGACATCAAAAAGATGAAGTAATCGGAGTCCAAAATGAAATTATCAAGTAGAAAACAACTACTGAAAGAAGCCGACGACGTATTACGTCAGATTCGTAATGAAAATAAACAAAATCTGAACGAAGGTTTGTTATACAGTATTTGGTCAAAGATTGCAGACAAATTACCATTTGCAGCAGGAACGATTGGTGTATTGATGGCTGGTCTTGGTAGGTCAGGGAATGCATCGGAATATCCTGGCCTTTCATTGTTTTTATTCGCTGCAATTGCCGCCGCCGGTGCTGGAATGGGTATTGATGTTTTTTTGAGGAAATATTTTCAAAACAGATTTTTCGATAAAGAACTACAACCAATAATTGATGAAATGATGCGAGCTGTTTCACAAGACAAGCCACTCTATAATCATGCGATCAACATAAAAAAGATAAATGATGAGATACGAAAAATAGAAGCCGATCACGCATCTGTAAAAAAAGGAAGCAGAGGTGCCCCAGATATTCGTAAAGAATTGAATAAAAAGAAGGCGGAGCTAGAATTGCAGGTATATGAGATAAACAAAAAAATAAAAGCTAGAATAAATACTGTAATGAACAAATACGGTGGGAACGAAAAATTTGTAAAGGCCATGTTCAATATTGATCCATATTCATATGCAGGCGAATTGAGTCCAGATTATTACAAGCGTATAGTGAAAGATAGAATAGCTGGGGCAATCTATGTATCCGATGCTGAAATAGATTCTATCAACAAAGATGCTAAAAAAATGGAAGAGTCCATAAGGAAGAGACACAATCTTCTGTAAAACTTCAAAGGGAACTTCGGTTCCCTTTTTCATTTGGAAATCTCCCGAAAATTTGTTATTTTTTTTTTGTGTACCATATTTATATCATATAAACCAAAGTATTTTTTTTTTTTGGAGTCCAAAATGAAATTATCAACTAGAAAAGAATTGCTCGCCGAAGCATCAAAGGTATTAAAAGAATTCAAGAAACAGGGTTCTAACTATGTCTATACCACAGAAGAAGTAAATAGAATAAAGCAATTGATCGGTGTTATACTCAATTTAACAGAAGATTCAATTGAAGAACTGAACACTTCTTCATCAACTATAAAGAAAATGAGAGCATCTTTGGAAGATAGTGAAGGTGGAAATTCATTGACAAATTCACAAATGTCAGAATTTGTTAAAGGTGTATTTGGAATAAACAGACAAGGAAAATCCATAGGTAAACTAATGAAAGAAACCGAAAGACTTTTAAAAATGATTGGTAGATAAAATTGAACGACTTGAAAAAGATGAAATAACAAAAGGGAACTTCGGTTCCCTTTTTCATTTGGAAATCTCCCGAAAATTTCATATATTGTAGTCCATTCAAATTCACACGGAATACATTATGATGATTCGGAAATACAAAGACCTACTCAAAGAAGTAGAAGAAGAACATAAAAACGCAGATAATCTCCACCGAGATAGTAGGGTTCTCGTAGTAGATGGAACCAATCTTTTCATCCGTGTATTCTCCGCAATTCCAACACTCAACGAAGATGGTCAACACGTTGGCGGACTTTCAGGGTTTATGAAATCACTTGGTGCCACAATTCGTATGGTAAAACCTACGAGAGTTGTAGTTGTCTTTGATGGTAAGGGTGGTTCACATCGTAGACGTAAAATCTTTGATAACTACAAGGAACGTCGGGCAATCAAGTCCCGTCTCAATCGTGCAGTTGGATTTGAAGATTTAGCTGACGAACAGGCATCCATGAAATGGCAGATGGTTCGTCTTTACGAATACCTCCAAAATCTTCCACTCACAACAATCGTGGTTGACCATATTGAAGCTGATGATGTTATCGCTTATTTGGCATCCTACTTCAAGGAAAAGGTTTACATCCTATCCAATGACCGAGATTTTCTCCAATTGGTTTCAGAGAATGTAAATGTTTATGTTCCCACAAAGAAAAAAATGTATAAGCCAGATAACTTACTTGAGGATTACGGAGTATCGTGTGAAAACTTCACCATCTACAAAGCTCTACTTGGTGATAACTCCGATTCCATTCCAGGAATCCGTGGTATGGGAGACAAGACAATTCAAAAACACTTTCCACAATTAGCAGAACCAAGAAGAATTCCTTTGGAAGAGTTCATAGAAAGTTGTAAATTGTATGATGGTAAAGCCAAAGTTATGACAGAACTAAAACAAAACATTCCTAACCTAGAAAGAAATTATCAGTTGATGCAATTGTTAGACGTTGATATTCCATCTTCAACAAAGTCAAACATACGTGGTATGGTTGACGGAGAGATTGGTGGTCTAAATAAGATTCAACTTGAAACAATGTGTCTTCAAGATAAACTTCGTGGTGTAATAACGAATTGGGATGAATGGCTCCAAAACAATTTCAGTAATCTAAATTCCCTACGGGAGAAGTATGCAGGATAATTTGTCCGAATATGGGCACACCTTCCAAACAAAAGTAATTTCATCTCTCATTTCAGATAGAGGATTCCTACAACAAACTTCTGATTTGTTGGAACCGGCTTACTTTGAATCACAGGCAAACAATTGGTTGGTAGATAAGATTCTAAAATACCATACCCAATATAAATCTGCACCAACACCAGAAGTGTTCAAATCACTTCTTGTTCCTGTTGAAGATAAACTCCTAAGAACTTCTATCGTTGATGGATTGAAGGAAGCACTTCGACTTCAAAACTCTCCTGATTTGGAATACGTCAAGAATGAAACGATTGAGTTCTGTAAGAATCAAAAGATGAAAGTTGCCATCCTTGAATCTGTTGACCTTTTGAAAGCTGGTAAGTTCGATGCAATCAAGAAGAAGGTTGACTCTGCACTCAAAGCTGGTGCCGATAAGGATGTTGGACACGAATACAAAGACCAAATCGAAGAACGATATTCAGAAGGTGCCCGTAGTTGTGTTGCAACAAATTGGGACGTTATCAACGATA